TCCTTGAGTAAGGAATAGGCAAAATCGTAATAAACGATTTCTTCTTTTTTCTTTGAAAGGTCTTCGAATGTTTTTTGGAGATTGGTTTGAAATTCTTCTAACTTCTCATGCTCAGTATTTCTGTTTGCAAGGTTTTGGGTAATAGTTTGAATTTCAGATTCAAGGTCTCGTATTTGTCTCTGGTTGAGGGAAATCCGAGTATTGTTTTGAGAAATCTCATGGTTGAGTTTCGTAATCTCCTTAGATAGAACTGTGAATTGACGCTCTCGTTCCTGTTCTAACTTTATAGTCTCCTCAAGTTCCTGAAAACCTTTCTGGAGTTCCTTTGCCTTATTTTGAGCGTCTGCTATTCTATTTAACCGAAACTCTTCTTCTATAGTTTGAGTACAGGTAGGGCATACCGTATTTTCTGTGAAAAACTTATGTTCTTTCGTAATCACAGATACTTTCTGAGAAATCTTACCCTTTAGATTGTTAAGCTTTACTAACTTATCATCAGCACCAATGACTTCTTCCTGTTCCTTAGTGTAAGCAAAAATCTGCTCTTCGGTCTTAGAGTTTTCAGTCATATAAATGCCAACTTCGGCATCTAAATTGGCAATCTTTTCTTTATTGACATTAATATTGGCATTACCACGATTCTCAAGTTCCTCAATAAACTCCTGCTGCATCTTCATCTTATCCTTAAGAGTTTCTTTCTTAAGTTCAAGAGATTTAATCTGATCCTTTTTCTCACGAATCTTATCCTTAATGAGATTATTCATCGCAGAGAAAATACGAATATCCAGAAGGTCCTCAATCACTTCCCGACGATTCGCAGTGGTCAATTGCATAAAGGGTACAAAAGTGCTAGAACCCAGAATCACAATCTGAGTAAAAGACTTGTAATTAACCTTGAGGATATTTTCTTCTAAAATACGTTGATTTGCTCTATCATCTGCTTCTTTATGCAGAGAAACGCCATTCACTTCAATGTCAAAAATATTTGGTTTGATGCCACGACGGACAAGATAGTCCCTACTATTCACAGAGAACTCAATCTCGACAAGACAATCTTTCTCATTCGTAGTATTAACCAATTGAGGTTTGTTGATCTTACGAAATGGTTTATTAAAAAGTGCAAACGTTAGAGCATCAAGAACTGTCGATTTACCAGCACCATTTGTACCAATAATCAAATTAGTATGATTTTTCTGAAAATCAATTTCGCTCCAATGATTTCCAGTGCTTAAAAAGTTTTTCCAACGAATTTTTTTAAAAGTTATCATGATTTAGGAATAGGAGGAATAACAATGTCATTAGATGTAATCACAGCATATTTGTAATTATGCATTTTACAAGTCTTTATTGCAATATCATCATCAACTTCAACGACTTCCATTTCTTTAGAATAATTGGCATCGTCTTCTAACATTAAGGCGTATCTTACTGCATCATCTTCTTCTTCAAACATAAAAAGAACTTTTTCTCCATACTTGTCATGGACTGCATAGGCACCATCATCCTTTCTATCTTTAAGAGTTAGAAGATACATTACTCGACTTCGCAAGCTTGCTTATACAAATCTTGAAATATTCCTTTGATAATGTTTTTATCAAAATCAAATTCTGCCTCATCAATATAGCGGTTCAGAATTGAAATGGTACTCTCTTCTTCATCAATGTCAAACTCTTCATTTTCTTGAATCTCAAAGTTCTCAACAATCTTGAGTTCTTGAATTCCAGCAGTATAGAGTTTATCAATAAACTTTTCAAAGTCTTTTGGTTTTGTCTTTTTACGAACAATCACCTTGACAATTTTATTCTCATATTCAGAAGCATCGAACAACTGATACGGAGTATCCTCATAATAAACATTATAAAACAATTTATAAGGATTATTAATTGGAGTGTGAGTGAGGGTTTCCGTATCAAAGATATGAAATCCGCGAGTATCATTCACATCTGTCCAGTACATTTCATAAGGATTACCGAGATAGAAAATGCGTCCATTATCAGAACGAGTGTGGTAATGCCCAGAAAATACTTTTGTGAAGTTCTTAAAAATATCTGCTTCCAGTCCATGCTCCTCCATAATCAAATTTCGATTCACACGAAAACCTTGAAGTTCCAAATGACCCATAGCAACTTTTGCTTTGGTCTTCTTGATCTGAACTAAAGACTCTTCATAATTCTCACTGCAAATCCATGGCAGCATCATGATATCAAGATTTCCAACTTTAGCAGTTTGAGGAGAACTATAAGTACGAATATTAGGATAAGTCTGAAGTAGAAGGTTTGGAGAATTTACACTATTGGTATTCTTGTAATAACAATCATGATTACCAATAATCATATGGACTTCATACTTACGCATGGGTTCAAATACAACACGCTTTGCCCACTCTAAACTTTGATAATCGATTGACTTACGACTATCAAAAGCATCTCCCATATGGATGACTGCTTCTACCCCATGCTCCTCAAGGGCAGGGAAGAAGACATTCTTATAGAAGAGTTCAAAGTGATCATGAAGATACTTAGAACCCTTCCTTGCCCCATAATGCGTATCTGTAATGATGGCAACCTTCATCGGTTCCTGTATGTAATGTTATCTTTAATGGTATTATAGTCGCTACTGTGCCCAGAAAGCAAGCTATCATCAACCATCATAACCTCATCAAACCCTGTTCTCTCAATAATTTTAGATTTGATATCGAGTTGCTTCTTCTCTTTCTGGATCCTACGGAGAAAAGCGTAGTGAATGATTTGAGTAAAATATGCAAAAGGATTTTGAGATTTCTCTGGATTAAAATTGTGAATATACTGAACACAGTTTTCTATGCCATCAGAAATCATATCATCCCGAAACATATAATTCACAAAATTTGGTTTGTATGACAAATGAGTTGCAATCTTTAGAAAGCATTCGCCCAGATAGTTTGTAATGCGAGGTTTGGGTAATCCCTTTTCCTTGGCATCGGCAACTTTGTTCCTATAGACGATAAGTGCTTCTAATAACTCTTTGTTATTCACATAATGTTCTGATTTCTTCTTTGGCATTGCTTGTCATCTTTATCCTAATATTAATTTTCTTAATTATAGCACAAACACAGAGTCTTGACAAATTAGAAAAATATGACTAGACTACGTTTGTTAAGGTTGAAGATAATAATATTAAAGATCTTTAGATTCCTTATTTTGATTAAAGAGTTTTTCAAGTTTCTTACGGGCTTCATCGACAGTAGAGACATATCCCATGTCTGTTGATACTCCTACTTGACCAGAAGGTTTATAGACATCAATACTATCATCATCAATATAATCATTATAGATATCTATCATCTTTTTATCTCTTGTTTCAGTCATTGTAATGACCTTATCATATTTGATTAGAAATACATCATCATCTGTCAATTCCATCCATGGTTTAACTTTGATAAATGAACCATGGGGACTATGAACGATTTTAAAACTTAGTGGATTTTGTGCGACTATGATGGGATCTCCATCGTTTTCATCAATGGAAATTAGTGAAAGAATTTCTTCTCCAGAAACTAATTTAATAACACAATAAAACTCTTCTCCCATTAGTTTTTAAGCGGTATGTTTACAATATCATAATTAAAGTTTTCTTCGTTATAAACTTTGATTCTTTCTATTAGATGATTGAGTGTATAATTTTTTCTTGACTTGTAACTAATATCATCGGCAATGTCATATAGAGTTGCCTTTGTTTTATTGTCACCTTTTCTTAGGACTCTTCCGATTGATTGGAGGTTTCTGATTCTTGATTTACTAGGGGAAGCAAAGATGACATTATGTAGATTTCTTATGTTAATACCAGTAGAAAAAGTCCCGTAAGAAGCAACTATTATTGCATTGTTTTCTTTTTCAGTAATTTCTCTGACTTTTTCTCGGTCCTCAGTATCTACACCGCCATGAACAAAGAAGACATGACGTTCTTCAACTGTGCTACTATTTATGAGTTCGTACAAAGGTTGTCCATGACCCTCTACTCTTGAAAATAGAATTAAAGTATTACCTTTAAGATCAATGGCAAGGTTTCTTATAAACTTATTGCGCTTTTCATGGTTGATAATATACTGAACTTCTTCTTCAAAGTTTTCAAACTTATTTGGTGGATGTTTCAATAGAAGAATATTAATATCCAGTTTGGCAACGTGACCCTTCTGCATCAGTTCCTCTGTTCTGATGATTTTGTATGAAGGACCAAATAAACCTTCTAAAACCCACTTATGTGTTTGTGTGCCGTCTAGGGTTCCTGTAAAACCGTAACGATATTTTGCATCTGAAAGTTTTGTCATTATAGATACTAATGACTTTGATTTAAACTGGTGTGCTTCATCTCCAACGACCACATTAAATCTTGAGAAATATTGTCGGGGAAGTTTGTAGATGGACTGCCAGGTCGTAATGATTACCTGAGAGTCTGTTTCTCTTTCTTTACCTGCATAAATCTTGTGGCAATATGAACCCACATCCCACCCATAATCTGCAAAGTCTTTATACATCTGCTCTACAAGGGATGTCGTCGGCACGACTATCAGAGTATTTTGTCCTTTCTCAACGTAATATCTCACAATCGAATATATCATCAACGACTTTCCAGAGGCAGTTGGAGATATCAACAACTTTCGATTATGTTTTAAAGCGTCGTATACTCCCTCAACTTGGTATTCGCGGGGAGCATACTTGCAAATAGAAGTCATATAATCCTTGACTCCCTCTTTTGAGATCATATCATTGACTTCAAAAGGAAGACCATAAAACTTATTGTTTGTAAACTCATAAGTGTATTCATGAGTTTCACAGAAACGGGTAAGTTTATCTAATAGACCGACATAGATTTCGCCCGTCTGTGTATTGAATAAACGTATCTTTCCGTCCCAGTGTCTATTGCGAAACTGAGGCATGAATTTTGCTCCAGGCACATCAAATGTGAACTGATCCGCAAGTTCATAATAGACGTGTGGTTCTGCTTTTATCTGAAGATATACCTCATTCTTTTTCGATATAACCAAGTGTGACATAAGTTCATATCAATACAAAAATATTTATTGACATAAAAAAGGGGGTCAATTGAACCCCGCTTGGAACCTATGCCATTCAATAGCATTTTTGATTTGATATGTGCGATTAGAAATTGTCTTGATAACTTCCTCAAGAAACTTCAACATAATGTCATAGTATCTTATCTTGAGTTCTACCTTAGAAAGTTTTTCATCGCCATCCATATGCCTCTGTAATGCCTCTTTGTCCCTAACTTTATATGGAAAGGGTTCTTCTTCATACACCTCTATAGGTGCCTTTCCTGTGTAGTAATTATGACGTTCTAATTTAACTCTGTTATAAGTCTCCCTTGCCCTTTCACGCAATAAAGTAATTGTGTTGTAGATTGTATAATACTTAGCATGAAGTTGCGGTATTTTTAAAGACTCATCATGTAAATTGTCAGGGTCGATGACAGAATCTCTCTGCCACATCTCCTGAATTTCATCAAGATTCATAGGGGTTTGCCGTTTTTATCCAGGATATTATAGACAGTATACTTGAAAGTGGCATCTGCTGTAAAGTAGGAATAGTCCTGTTCCTTCGCATCAAAAGTCAAAGAACTTAAAGACACTGGGTATAAATCTTTAAATTTAATTATAGCAATATCTCTAAAGTTGCTATTTAAAATATGAAGAGAACCATCACTGAAAACAAGATTTGGATCTCTTATATCATCTTCATTTGTTGTCAGTTCTTTATATTGACTTGTGGATTCTGGAAATCCGATTCCAGTTAACCAATTATGTACAGAAGAATAATTTTCTAGATTTTCATCAACTATAAATGATAAACGAAGATCTCCGTATGTTAATTTTTCCCCTGGAATATCAATATTTTTTAGGTATGATGGTTGTATTGCAGTTGCTAAGCTAATTTCTGGGATATTTGCGGAAGACGAAAAGAAATCAACCTTTGGATATTTTGCTAATGAAAATTTAAATCCAATTGGCGATAAAAAATTCCTATTCGAAATTTGTTTAGCAAAAGGTGATGCCATTGTGTTTTATTTTTATTTAGATAAAAAAAGAGGGTCTTGCGACCCTCTGAGTGATATGTGAATCGAGATCACATTAGGTTGGTTACCTTTACTCTTCTGTAGTAACGGTTTGCGTTTGCCTTGAGGCGTCCTAGACCCGCAGTGGTTCCCTCAGCGAATGGGTTGGCAACTAGACCATAACGGGTCTTAAAGCCAATCTTAGGCTGGAAGGTGTTCTCACCAACGGCACGTACCATTTGGAGAGGAACATATGGGCAATAGAACAGACCAGCATCGTAAGGTGAAGAACCCTTATAACCGACAACGTAGTACTGGTTAGCAGATACGTTTGCCGAATATGGGTCAATATATACACGATACTTGCCTTGGAGAACACCAGCGAAGGTGTTACCAGTGTCATCAACGTTGAGGTTAGCGTTGAGTGCAGGGGTGTAATCAAGAACACCTGCCATGGTGAGTGCCGAAG